TTCTTGAAAACAAAGGGCGTATTGAGAAAGTAAAAAAAGAATATGCCGATCTGAAAAAGAAATCTGTCAAGGAGCTTCGGGGTATTATACAATCTACTAATAAAGTTATAAACGTACAAGGCTTTGATAAGGGAGGTGCAATTTCACAAATTCTTCGTGATAGACATGGTAATAAAGCGGTTGATGCTGCTTTTGATCTTGACGAAGCTCGCAAAGTGGGTGACAAATACACTGTATACAAAGACAATAAAGTTATACAACCTAACATGACTAGAGTAGCGGCAATCGCGTTGGCAAAAAAGAGAGGTGCTGAATTCGGCACCTCTGCTTGGGTGCAAGATAAAATAGGCACTGTAGAAGAATCAAAGAAATAAAAGGCTGGCGTGCTCGGAGAAAGAACATGGATATGCCAACAATGGCACAAAGCGCTGCAGCGCGCAAATAACTAACAGGTACAAATATGTTATCCTTCAAGGAATATGTAAACAATGAAGATGACTTCGACGAAGATGAAGATGACTTCGACGAAGCATTAGATGCTCGAGGGCGGATGAAGATGCGGGCCGCAATGAGAAAGAATAAGTCCAAAATTAAAGCGGGTAAGAAACGTGCCGCAAATCGTATAGCGTCTCCTGAAAAACTGAAAAGTCGAGCTAATAAACATGCTCGAAAAGAAATAGAGAAAAAGATTTTAAAAGATAAGTCGAAGGGTGATCTTTCCTTTGCTGCACGAGGTGCCTTAGAAAAGAAGGTTGCCAAGAAGAGCGCTGCTATAAGTAGATTGTCTAAAAAACTATTGCCGAAAATAAAACAAGCCGAACGCGGCAAACGTAGTACAAAAAAGGAAGATTTGTCAGATGATTAAATCATTTAGTCAATACATCACAGAAGAGACGAACGAAGCAGTCTTTACTTTTGGCAGGTTTAACCCACCTACAACTGGGCACGAAAAACTTATTAAAAAGTTGTCAACTGTAAATAGTAAAGCGGATTATTTCGTATTTGCGTCTTCTTCTAATGATCCCAAGAAGAATCCTTTGGACTACGTGTCCAAAGTAAAGTTCATGAGGAAGATGTTTCCAAAACATGCACGAAACATCATTTTAGATAAGAAAATACGAAATGTCTTCGATGTTATGGTGTTCTTGTTTGATAAAGGATACATTAAGGCAACCATGGTTGTTGGTTCTGACAGAGTAGCAGAGTTCGATAAAATCATAAATAAGTACAATGGCGTAAAAGGTCGGCACGGATTTTATAACTTCGAGACACTGAATGTTGTTTCTGCTGGTGATAGAGATCCTGACAGCGACGAAGTAAGTGGAATGTCCGCCTCTAAGATGCGTGCTGCCGCTGAAGCAAACGATTTTGAAATGTTTCAAAAAGGACTGCCAAAGGCGTTCAAAGACGGTAAATTATTATTCAATGCTGTTCGTTCAGGCATGGGACTTAAAGAATCCTATACTTTCCGAAAGCATATTCAATTAAGATCAGTTTCTGAAACAAGAGAAAGCTACATAGAAGGCAACTTGTTTGAGAAAGGAGACTACGTGCTTCTTGATAATACGGATCAAGTCGGCCTGATAATCGTGACCGGTTCTAACTACGTGATCGTAGAAAGTAATGGCAAGAAAATCCGAAAATGGTTAACAGACGTTGCAATTATAAACAAATAACTTTAGACTAATATACATTAAGGACTATCATGAAATCATATTTTCAATTCAAAGAAGACTTGCACACAGAAGGCACATTGGAAGAAGACGCACTAGTTAAGATATATAGCGGAAAGGATGCCGATGCATTTAACGATGCTGCTGATAAGAAAGACATTAAAACAATGACAGCTTTGTTGGTGAAGTATGGCGAATCTAAAAGAAACGCTGAAAAACAAGCAAAAGAAATCGTAAAGGTTGGATAATAATGGAAGAAGAAACGTCTTTAGACGGCCGATTGGATCGAATCGAGAATAATACGACAATATTATTAAAATCCTTGGATATTATTATATCCCAGAACACCACCATTGCATCTATAAATGATATAGTGCATGATCATGATAATAGAATTAAGTCCATAGAAAATAACATTGTGTCTAATTCAAATCAAAAACATACAAAATCTCTTGTCGTTATATACATCGCTCTCGGCTTTATATACATCGGTACGGCAATTCACATAGCATTACCATTATTAGGATAATAACAATGAAAGAAGAACTATCAGATCTAGTCAATGTATATCGTGCAATGATTGAAGCATCGAAAGCAAAGACAGAAGTTAAAGTTGAAGTCGAAGACGAAGAAGACACACCCGTTGACACTGATGGAGACGAGCCAAAACCCAAAGAAAAGGTTACAGCTGACCCTGCCGCAAATGGTCCTGCTACCAAAAAGGACGACGAAGAAGACGAAGACGAAGACGACACAAAAAATGAAGGGGCAGATAAAGACACAAAAAACGATGGCCCTGCATATAAAAAATTCTTCGCTGCTGCATTAAAGAAGTTTGGTGTCAAAAGCCAAGGTGAATTATCTGGAGACGACGAAAAGAAATTTTACGACTACGTTGATGCTAACTGGAAAGGGGACGACGAAAAATCAGAAATGAAAGAATCTAAATTTTTAGGACTTCTTTCTAAGTCTGATAAATAAACATATAAACAAAACGAGAAATGTAATGGAAAGAAAAAGAGGACAATTCAAAAACGCTATTGCCAAGGTCAGTGGTTATTACACCAAACGTGGCGAGAAGTTAAAAGGCGCAAAGTTAACTGAAGAACAGTGTGCAGCATGGAATGGTGTTGCCAAGATAGGCGGCCATGAAGAAACCTGTGTGATAGTTGACGATGTGATAGTTGACGATGTGATAGTTGACGATGTGATAGTTGACGATGTGATAGTTGACGATGTTGTTAGTATTGAAGTAGAAAAAGAATCACCTACTACAACTAAGAAAAGCAAAGGGTCTAAAAAAGGCAAATCAGCGATTGGTGGTGTTAAAACCCCATTTAATTTAAGATAAGATCAAAAAATATTATGCATATATTTGATACCGTGAATGGCGACAATTTTGTGATGTATGCGTCTCATGTATACAACAACCCTCAATGTTCCAATGTTGAGGAGTTTTGTGACGATTTGAACAGATTTAAATATTTGAACAGATTATTAAAAAGATATTCAGACGACAATGAAGATCTGCAGGAACGCTTGATACTTAATCACTTGATTATAATCTATAATGTGTTTGGTATCGAAGGTGGACATAAACTTACATTCTTTAAAATAAAACGAGAGTATTGGAACACATTAAAAACGTTTCTTATATACTTGAATTATTTGACAGAGGATGCGCTGGTGACATATAAGATTGATGCCACTATCGTAAAAAAACTTAGATCAATATAGAGGCACCATGGGTTTAATATCAGGAGCAATTAATACATACTATACCTTTAAGTTTTTGCGTCTTCTAACGCAAAAATGGAACACAACTGATGCATTCAAGTTGGGCATAGTGGACACTGAAGGCAAAGCACTAAAGAAAGTTGCTGATCTGAATACAACAGAAGAAAAGGCAGCGTATTCAGTGTTTAATCGTCTTGTGTTTAATGTTAAGCGTATAATGAATAAAGTACCATTCGGCCGTTCAGCATTAGTTTCTTATGCTGCAGCACTATATTTGCTAAAAGAGCATGAAGTCGACTTCGAACACGATCAAATTGTTGAAAAATTACAATTCGAGGGTTCTTCTATAAATGAAGATCTTGAATGGTTTGTTTTAAAGGACGGTTGTCTAATGGAAGGCACCTATCAACTCAATAGAGACATTGTATCTCCAATTACAGGCATAGTTACAGGCCATACAGGAAATAAAATTATCATAGAATCTAATTGTAATTCTGTAGGTAATATATTTGGTATGGATGTGTATAAAATTAAGCATCTTATGTCAAAACAAGCGCTCTATATAACACGAAAGGATATAAAGAAATGTTAACCGAAGACGCTCCGACTAATAACGCAGGGGATGGCAATGTATCAATGCCTCCTACCAAGAAGCAGAGACTGTATTCTGACAACCCTAAGAACATAATGCGTCGAAAGCGCATGAAGTCTTTTAAAGAATTTATAAAAAGGTGGTCTGTGTAATGGATTGGATGACATTAATAGGAGGAGCACTGTCGGTAGGTTCTGGCGGTATTGTGGGAATACTTGGTTCTGCATTAGGCGCTTTTGTAAAAAACAAAGAACGGGCCGCAAAGGCAATAGAACAAGCCGCTGAACGAGAATTTCAGAAAGATCTTCTTGTACTTAAGATGAACAGCGACTCAAATTTAGCATCATGGGAAGCAATGAATGTTACCCACCAGAGTGAGGTGGCACTTAACGGTCAACCAAATTACAAATGGGTTGTTGCCGCGAAGACATTATTCCGTCCTATATTGACTTTAACTTTATGGGGACTTGTTATCGTGCAACTGAAAATGATATTAGATGGAACATTAACAGATTATGCATCCATTGCAATGGACAAACAAGTTATTTTTAATGCAACAGAAGTTGTGGAATTGGTAAGATACGTTTTATATTCAACTGTGTTTGCCGCATCAACAGCTACTATGTGGTGGTTTGGTGAAAGAGCCATGGCTATGCCAGAAGCAAAGAATCGTTAAATAAATACTGGATTACCGTTGATTCCCCCCTATCTCGGTAATCCAGTCTTATAAATAACTCTGCCAGCATAAATTAGTATATTGTGTATACCAACCTGCCCCGGCACAACTTAGTTATTATAACACATAACCAACTATTTGTCAATACCAAATAATTCTAGCTTTGGGTTGACAAGTGCACCTGAATGATGTATAATAGTCTTACGAAATTAAACATTGAACTATAGGAATACAACGAATGAGCGAGGAATTACCAAGAATAAGAACCAAAAAATCCGAATATACGTTTGACTATCCTGAAGCAATAGCATTTTCGGAAGAACAACAAGATATATTATGGACAGAACGCGAGATATCGATGGAGAAAGATCTTCATGATCTCAAGAACAACCTCGACGAAGCAGAACTACACGGCGTTACAACTGTACTACAACTGTTCACAGAATATGAACTAAATGTTGGCAATGAATATTGGTCAGCTCGTGTTGCAAAATCATTTCCTCGGCCAGACATTCAGCGAATGGCAAATATGTTCGCCTATGTGGAAATAAATGTTCATGCACCTTTCTATTCAAAGATAAACGAAATTCTTGGTCTTGCAACCAACGAATTTTACAACTCTTACAAAGAAAACAAAGTATTGAGTGATCGTATATCGTGGATTGGAGATGTGTTGTTGTCACCAAGTGACAACAACATGGATTTGTTAAGAAGTCTTGGCGCGTTTTCCTTTGTTGAAGGTGCTGTGTTATATGCAAACTTCGCCTTTCTAAAACACTTTCAAGCCGAAGGCAAAAACAAACTGACAAACCTAATTGCTGGTATTAACTTCTCAGTTAAGGATGAAAATCTACACGCAATGGCAGATGCTTGGTTGTTCAAGACCTTAATGAGAGAAGCCAATTTAACCAAGAAAGAACTTGAAACTTTAGAGAAGGATATTATTAAGGTAGCTACAAAAACTTACGAGCATGAAAAAGAAATTATCAAGATGATTTTTGAGAAAGGAAACATTCGTGGCATTACAGAACATCAGCTAGACATGTTCGTACAGTCAAGAATTGATTTGTGTCTTGAACAACTTGGTTATCAAAAGCTATATAAACCTACATACAATCCTATAGAGAAATGGTTTTATCGTAATATCAATTCATCAAAGCTTCATGACTTCTTTATATCAACTGGATCAGAATATAACAGAGACTGGAAAGAAACTAACTTCATATGGGGACAAGTATAATGGTAGAAGAACACGTATCAATTTATAAAGAGCTGGGCAGGGAACGTAAGAAGTTACAGGCGTCTGGCAGAATTCCCGATTACTACACCACTCCTGGGTGGCAAATGTTTAAGGAAAAATATCAAACGGAATCTGAACCGGATGTTCGGTCGACGTTTGAACGTATCGCAAAAACCGCCTCGAAGCACATGGGCGAATCGAGCGAAGAATGGAATACTAAATTCTTCGATTTGATGTGGAATGGTTTTCTTGCTCCAAGTACACCAGTAATGGCAAATATGGGAACGACTCGTGGTATGCCTGTATCGTGTTCTGGAAGTTACGTTGGTGATTCGGTGTATAATTTCTATGAAGCCCAGAAAGAAGGTGCTCTCCTTTCAAAGAACGGTTTTGGTACAAGTTCGTATCTTGGCGCTATTCGTGAACGAGGTACGCATATCAAAGGTGGTGGCGCCGCAAGTGGTGTTGTACCTGTATTCAAGGACTTTGTGCAGATGTCTCGAGACGTTTCTCAAGGAAGTACTAGACGGGGTTCATGGGCAGGATATATTCCTATCGAAAGCGGTGATTTTTGGGAGATGTGTCAGCACGTAGAAACAATGCCTGACGATGTGAATGTTGGTTGGAATATAAGTGACGATTTTATCGAACGTTTAGACAAAGGTGAGGAAGATGCAGTTGCCCGATATCAGAAAGCATTGAAGATTAAAATGTTGACAGGTAAGGGATATTTCTTCTTTGTTGATAAAGTAAACAGACAAAGCCCAGCAATGTACAAGGATCGCGGTCTGCAAGTATATGCATCAAATTTATGTATGACTGGAGATACTATTATAACAGTTAAAGGAGATGTTTCTGGTGTTAAATCTTGTACCTTGCAACATTTCATTGAAAATCATTATAACAATAATCTCGATGATTGGAAAATCTGGTCGTATGATGTTGAGAATAAATTGGGCAATTGGGAAACAATTACTGATGGTGCGGAAACAAACCCTAACGCTACTATTATGAAAATCACGGATGATGAAACTGGAAAATCTATTAAATGTACTCCAGATCATAAAATATTTACAAAAAATCGTGGATATGTTATGGCGAAAGAATTGCTTGAAGATGACGAACTTGTAATAGGGTAATCTCTATTCATTAACATCTTTATGTTTGGAAATCCTGTTTAGTATAAATAGTACTAAACAGGATTAAAAATGAACTATCTGAACTTGTACAATAATTTAATAGAAAGCAGACGAAACCTAGGTCGATCTAAAAAAGATCGCGATTTTAAATACGAAAATCATCACATACTACCAAGATCATTTGGCGGTACAGATGAAAGTTTTAATATGATACTTCTGACACAAAAAGAACATTGGATTGCTCATGTATTGCTCGCTAAATTAGCAACAGGGCAGGGCAGATATAAAGCAAACCAGGCTTTGATCAATATGGGTAGAGTTGTGTCAAAGGGAAAAAGATTATCATCTAGAGCGTATTCTGCAGCTCGCAAGATCATTGCAGCAGAAGTTTCGAAACGACACACCGGAACTTTAATTGTAAAAGATTCTATTACTGGAGTTCGAATTGGTCGAGTTAAAAAAGATCATCCACATGTACTATCTGGTAAATGGGTGTTTTTTCATGTAGGAATGAAAAGATCGGATGAATGGAAATTAAAAACTGGTGCTTCTGTCACTGGTGAAAAAAACCCAAGATTTACTGGTATATCAAATGAAGATATACTCGAGGCCTGTAAAATAATATTTAAAAAATATGGAAGATGGAGTATGGCCATGACTAAAAGATACTTTGTCGAAGTCTATGGTCAACCGCTACCTAAGAGTTTGAAAGGAAAATATAGAGAACCGGTATGGAACGAAAATATACAAACGTTGCTAATAGAAACATTTAAAATAACAGATTTAACCTTGCTTGACGGCAATAATCATAGGAATAAGAAAATATGAGTTTAACAATAGAATATTTAGATAATAAAGAAGCGGTGTTTGATCTTACAGTAGAGAATAATCATAACTTCTTTGCAAATGATATATTAGTACACAATTGTACTGAAATTACATTGAATGCAACTTCTAGTGATACAGGAGAAGGCTTTGATGATGTTACTTTTACTTGTGTTCTTTCGTCAATCAACCTATCTCAATATGATAATATGAAAGACCCAGACGAAGTTATATTTGACGCAACCGTTTTTCTTGACTGCGTGGCCGAAGAATTTATCCAAGAAGGCAAAAAGATTCGTGGATTAGAAAAGGCAGTTCGCTTCACAGAAAAGAGTAGAGCGTTAGGTTTAGGTACATTAGGTTTTCATACTTATTTACAACAGAAAAACATTGCTTTTGAAAGTATGGAAGCGCATATGATCAACAACTCAATTTTTAAACAACTGGCAACAGCTTCAGAGCGTGCTAGCCGTTGGTTAGCAGAAACCCTAGGTGAACCGGAATGGTGCGTTGGTTACGGTTTGCGTAACACTCACCGCATGGCAATTGCCCCTAATTTGTCCTCGGCAATTTTATGTGGCTCTGTATCTCAAGGAATTGAACCTATATACAAAAATGCATACGTGCAAAGAACTAGTGCTGGCGAAGTTGACAGAATCAATCCGGTACTCATAGCAGTTATGAAAGAGAAAGGTGTTTTTAATCCGAAGACTATAAATGCTATTATAGATGATAACGGTTCAGTTCAGGATGTTGAATGGCTTGATGATCACCAGAAAGAAGTTTTCAAGACGGCGTTTGAAATCAACCAAGAATCGATTATTCGATTGGCATCGGCGCGTCAAAGACATATCGATCAGGCACAATCTATTAACTTATTTTTTAGTGCTGACGAGAAAGAAGAAGTAATTTCAAAAATACATGAAATGGCATTCAAAGATCCTTTCATAAAATCTTTGTATTATATACGATCTGAATCGGGGGTAAAAGCATCAAGTGGCTCTTGTGAAGCATGCGAGGGCTGATATAATTTATATGTGTGGTCTTCCTTGGCCACACATATAAATAATTGTTTGATTAGGAAATATTTTTATGTTTGATTATGAAGGGTTCATAGGCAGAATTTTGCACCCGAACGACCCAGTATGGGCCTGTGATTACTATCTTGAAAATGGATGTACCCATATTGATGGCATGGAATGTGAGATGCAGACTTGCAGCATTCTGGATAACCACAAAAAAGGGATTCCTCAAAATGTGGATTTATAAAGGTAAAGAGTTTACCTCTGCTGATATTGGTGAATGGAAAGGTTTTATATACTGCATAACAGATACCACAAATGGTATGAAATATGTCGGCAAGAAGACTCTTATGTCTATCCGTAAATTGCCACCCCTCAAAGGCAAAACCCGCAAACGAAAAAAGATTGTCGAAACTGACTGGCAAAAGTATTATGGAAGCAGTGAGTTAGTAAAGTCTCTTGTTGAGGAATTTGGACAAGACAGATTCCAACGAGAGATACTCGAGCTCTGCATGACTAAAGGCGAAATGAACTATATGGAGGCAAAGCTGCAATTTGATCTTGAGGTGTTGCTTAGGCCAGAAGATTATTATAATGCCTTCATTGGGTGCCGAATTCACCGAAAACATGTTAAAACTCTTTTTAAATAGGTTGACAACAGCATCTAGCCATGATATAATACATGAAATGATTAACAAATAGGAAAACAAGTGATACTTATAGATTATAATGCAATCGCCATTGCAAATATTATGGTAAACAATCTCGATCACACCCGCGCCGATATCATCAAGCACCAGATTTTAAATTCGATTAGAATGTATAATCTTAAATTTCGCAAAGAATATGGTACCATGGTAATCTGCTGTGACGCAACCTCGTGGCGCAGATCTTATTTTCCTGAATACAAATTTAAACGAAAAGAAGACAGAGATAAGGCAGTAGCAAAAGGAATTGATTGGGAACAACTATTCGAAATCATTAATGGTGTTCGCGAAGATCTACAGAACAATTTTCCATATAGTGTTGTTTATGTGGAAGGTGCTGAGGCAGACGATATAATTGGCGGTCTTGTCGAACGTACTCAGGAATTTGGCCAAGGCGAAAAGGTAATGATTGTTTCTGGTGATCACGACTTTATTCAGTTGCACCGCCATTCAAATGTTAAACAATTTGCCCCTGTACAAAAGAAGCAGGTTAAGGATGCAGACCCTGTAAAATATCTGCGGGAACATATTATACGTGGAGACAAAGGGGATGGTGTTCCTAGTATGCACAGTCACGATAAGATCTTTGTTGAAGGTGGTAGACAGAAACCAATTCTTAAATCTTTTATTGAACCTCTTACCAATATGACCGAGGATGAATTAGAGAAGCATTTAACCAAAGACCAATGGCGCAACTATATCAGAAACCGAACTCTTGTAGACTTATCTTATACACCAGAAGACATTATGGAAAATATATATAAAACTCACGATGACGAGATGGCGAAGATTGCGAAGGGCAACAACAAAGTGCTCAATTATTTAATAACTAACAGAATGCGCCTCTTAATTGAGTGTGTGGGAGAATTTTTATGAAGAAATATTTACATGAAGTGCTTGCAGAAGTACATGAAACAACAGGTGCAGCTAACAAATCTAAACTACTAAGACTACATAACTCATTAGGTCTGCGAGATTTTCTCAAAGGGTCATTTGATGACACCATTCAGTGGTCTATACCTAAGGGCGAAGTTCCTTATACTCCGTTTTATCTTGAAAATGAAGAAAAGATGGTGCCTATCAACCTAGATAAATTATCTTCACAACTTGCCAATTTTGTTGTAGGAGAAAGAACTTCAATGACTCCCATTATGAAAGAGGCGGCATTTATCAGTATGTTGGAAAAAATACACCCACTTGATGCCGAATATTTAGTATTGATGAAAGACAAAAAGATGGCTGGTGTGGTTAAAGGGCTGACCGTAAAGGTTATCACTGCAGAGTTTCCGCATCTTATTGCGAGCAAAGACCTTTTATAAATAGTTTTGTGATTGTTGATCACGTACACTAGCGGCTGGTGTTGAAGTAAAGTCGACACCAGCCTTTTTTTATAAAAGAGGTAAGTATGTCTCCACAAATAGAACGTCTTAAAAAGGATTCAAAGGAATTGAAGCATTATCTTTATCGATTAGAAAAGGAGGGCAACCACAAACAGGCGCACAAAATACAGACGAAGTTAGAGTTTCTTAACTCGAAGATCGTTGACATACAAGAATCGAAATACTAACCAAGAGAAGCAAATGCCATTATACGATTTTGAAAACACTAAAACTGAAGAACGATTTGAGCAACTAATGAGTTATGCCTCTATGGGAGTCTTCTTAACAGACAACCCACATATAAAGCAGATCGTCGGTTCACCCAAAATCGTTAGTGGTGTTGGCACCAATATAAAAGTAGATGACGGATTCCGAGAAATGATATCTAAAGTCAAGGAAACGTGTAAAGTTAACAACATACCAGACTATTAAATATGAAGCCAAGAGCAACAAAGTTACGTTTAGAAGACCTTAAAAATTTCGGGCCTATAACTAAAAATCAAGAAAAGGTTTTTAAGGCATACAATGATAATTATCATTTAATCCTTTCTGGTTCTGCCGGTACAGGAAAAACTTATATAGCCATAGCTAATGCGTTGGTTGATGTATTAGACAAGGAGACTAAATATAAGCAACTTATTATTGTAAGATCAATTGTTCCATCGAGAGATATAGGTTTTCTCCCAGGCGACGAAGACGAAAAGAAATTAGTTTATGAAGCACCGTATGTTTGTATCTGCAACGATCTGTTCAATAAGAGCAATGCATGGGAGAGTTTAAAAGCGGCAGGTGATGTACAATTTGTTTCAACTTCATACCTTCGAGGCATCACTATAGACAATGCAATTGTAGTTGTTGACGAAATGCAAAATCTTTCTGGTAGAGAACTGAATACAACTATCACCCGATTAGGTAATAACTGCAAGTTTATTGCTTGTGGTGACTATCATCAATCTGATTTTACAACCAGAAAAGACAAAGAAGACATTAATACATTTCTCGAAATACTTTCGAATATGAAGATGTTTAAAAGCGTGGAATTTGGTTGGGAAGACATTGTGAGAAGTGATCTAGTTCGTGAGTACATCATGACCAAGGAACACATGAAACTAGGTGTTGATTGGTAATGTTTAACCACGTCGGCTTGCCATTAATCTATAAAGATCTGCTCGCAGAGATGGTGGATGGCGAGCGTTTGTATACTACCCCCGCTGGTGATAGATATCCTTCTATCACCACAATTTTGTCTATGTTGTCCAAAGATGCTATTGACCAATGGAAGAAAAACGTTGGTCAAGACGAAGCAGATAGAACATCAAGACATGCGGCAACTAGAGGAACTGCACTTCATCAAATAGCAGAAGACTATTTGGCAAACAAGGAGCATTATTCTGCTGGTTATATGCCAATTGTGACGAGTTTATTTTCATCACTAAAACCTGTGCTTGATCTTGCTGTGGGTGATATATATGCTCAGGAAGTTGCGTTATATTCCGACAAGTTACAAATAGCAGGACGCGTTGATTGTATAGCAAACTGGAATGGTAAGTTATCGATTATTGATTTTAAAACGTCGGCAAAACCTAAGAAAATAGAATGGATAGAAAGTTATTTTATGCAATGTGCATTTTACGGTGCGGCTTTATATGAACAAACTGGATTAGTACCCGAACAGTCTGTTATAGCAATCGGGGTTGATTACCAAAAACCCCAGATTTTTATAGAGCCGATTTATAAATGGATCCCTAAATTAATTAAGGTACGAAATGAATATAAGCGATTTAATAGAAACTGACACCTTTGTAAAAACTCCGATAGGACATCTATATGAGTTTTATTTGTCCGGTAACATAGAAGCACCAGAACAATATATAAATTGGTTTGATGTGATACGAAAAGCATCAGAACAAGACGTTATAAAGATCTATATAAATTCCGATGGAGGCAATTTATATACTGCTATTCAATTTGCTCGATCACTTAAAGAGACCAAGGCATATGTTATGGTTTCTATTGAAGGTTCTTGTATGTCGGCCGCTACCATTATAATGTTATGTGCTGACTCTTATGAAGTTGCAGAGCACTCTATGTTTATGTTTCATAATTACAGTGGCGGCACTTCGGGTAAAGGTGGTGAAATGTATGATAATATCATATATGAGCGGCGATGGTCTGAAAACTTTTTGTATGATATTTATAGAAGTTTTTTGACGGAAAGAGAGATTCAGTCAATGTTAGACAACAAAGATCTTTGGATGACTAGCGAAGAAGTGATCGAAAGATTACAAAATATGCTTAAAGAAAAAGAGGTTGAAGATGTGGTGGAAGACGAATGGGATGGTGATTCAGAAGCAGATATCGAGAATGAAGAATTGACATGAAAAACCCAAAAATAGACAAATTTCCTGCAAGATACAAACCTAATCACTGGGTCGACGGTGACCCACTTTTTCGCGATCATGCAGGCCATTGGAATTTTTCATCAGACAAGCCGGTGACCCACTTGAATGAATATATAGACTATGCCATTTCTAAACAGATAGAAAATGCATACTACCCAGTCGACTGTATATTGGCAGACATTATCGATAGTACGATACAATGTGACGCCATTATTATTAATATGATGAATTCGTATACGAAAACTGCATAATAAAACGTTATTAACTAAGTTTATACCCATATAAAAATATTTGTGACAATTAGTTCAATTAGTTGTTGACATACTCATGGGTTATGATATAATACATATATAAATTAATAAACAAGGTGAAATATAATGAACCGATTTAATATGACAAAACAAGAAATGAAAGACACAATGCTAGATTTTGAAACTATGTTTACAGTTAAAACAACAGAAGATTCAATAGTTGGTGTTTATCCTTCTCGTATAACCGCAGAACGCGCAGCATTGCGATACGAACAAGACACCCTCAACATGACCCGTATCGCAGAAGGTTCGATTGATCGACCCCAATCACTATGGGATGCTGAAATGTATAATTCCACAACCCCTACTATAAACGATACTGCTTTTGTTATGTTTTCAAAACTGCCGGTTGTTTCTCTATGAAAGAAGAGTTTAAAATATTATCCCCTCGCGAACATGTACGCACTAGGCCTGGGATGTATCTTGGTTCTACTGCATCTGAAAGTCTTGAGCGCTTTGTCGTGGGCAAATGGAAGTCTATTAATTATGTTCCTGCCTTAAACAAGATGGTAGACGAGATCATTGATAATGCAATTGATGAATCCATCCGGACCAAATTCAAACACGCCAACCAAATTTCAGTGTCAGTTAAAGGTAATGCAATCACTATCGAAGATAATGGTCGCGGTATACCTCAAGAGATGGTAACAGACCATACTGGTGATAAAGTAGTCAGGCCTGTTGCTGCATGGACAAAAACTAACGCGGGTACATCGTTTGATGATGAACGTACCACGATTGGCGCCAACGGTGTAGGTTCTGCATGTACCAATTTTATGTCTTCGAAATTCATTGGTGAAACATGGCAGAAGAAAAATCTTGTTAAAGTGCAATGCAAGGATGGTGCAAATAGTATTGATGTTTCTAACTCAACTAAGGAAGGTAGCGGTACTAGAGTTACATTTACCCCTGACTTTGCATTGTTCGGTATTGATAACATATCAGACGTTAATACTGAGGAGTTGATTCAAGATCGATTAACGAGCCTACAGATTGCATTCCCTGAAATCAAATTCAAATTCAACAAGACTCGTATTAAAGAATCTAATATAAAGAAATATGCTCAGTTGTTTCAGACTGACCCTGATGCAAGCACAGTTTTCAACGTGACAACCGATTTGACCTATTTCATCACTTCGTCTGAAGACGGGTTCAAGACTACGTCATATATCAATGGTGTTAATACTCGCATGGGTGGTACTTATGTTGATTACATCATAAATGAGATTGTGGAGATATTGGCCAAGTTGGTGAAACGCAAATTTAAAATTGATGTGACCAAATCTACGATCAAGAATGGTCTTACCTTTGTCATGTTTGCCCGCAATTTTACCGACCCTAACTACGATTCACAGACAAAGGAACGTCTAACGTCGAATATAACCGGAGTTAAGGAACACTACAACAAAACAGGTGTTATTGATTTCGAAAAGATTGCTAAGAAAATAATGGGTTCAGATGATATTATTGGACCTATCGTTGAAGCGCAGTTGGCCAAGAAGCTGGCGGCTGATAATAGAGCGGCAACACTTGCACAAAAGAAACTTAGAAAGATTAAGGTGCCGAAACACATTGCAGCTTCAGGTACTACAGGTACCTTATTTCTATGTGAAGGTGACTCCGCGATTGGTTATTTGTTAAAGGTTCGTAATCCCAAGACTGTAGGTGGTTTTCCATTGCGCGGTGTTGTAATGAATACTTGGAACATGAAACCTGCCGATGTTCTAAAGAATAAAGAGTTAGGCGAATTGGTCGCGGTTCTTGGTTTAAATATCAACGACCCAGACAGCATTGATGATATGACCTACCGGAATATTGCCATACTTGCAGACGCAGACCATGACGGCAACCATATCGGTGGATTGCTAATTGCATTCTTCTACAAATTCTGGCCGCGGTTATACGACGAAAAGCGAGTGCATCTTACTCGAACACCTATTATGATTTCTTCTAATAAGAAGACCGCTTCTTGGTTCTATTCTTATAAGGATGCCAAAGAATTCAAATCAAACAAGTCTAGTGCTGGGTATCATCACAGATATATAAAAGGTCTTGCTTCATTAACCGAGGAGGAATATTACGATATAATCAACAAACCAGAATTTTCAACTATATCTATTGATGACGAAAATCAATTTGAAATAATGTTTGGCGCTGACCCTGCATTAAGAAAGGTTTGGTTAACACAATAGTTATATCGATATAACAACTAATTCTAACTAAACTGAAATTAGTTATTGACATTGTGCCGCGACTATGGTATAATACATGTATAGAAATTAAGGATTGTGACGATATGAATGTGAAGCCTCAAAATATAATAGACAAGCTGCATACGCGCTTATATTCCTATTTCTATGATCAAGTAACCAAACGGCATTTAAAAAGAACAGGGACAGACATTAAATGTCCTAGCTGTAACGAGTGGTTCAGTGTTTCAGGAGTTAAATATAAACACAAAAAAAGATTTTATGATCCTGTAAACATGAATGAATTATCTTATTATGTTTGTTCGTGCGGCCAATGCGGTCATGAAAGCAAATGGACAGGTGACCTTGCTCCTTTCTTAGTTTTGTTACAAGATGATGGGACTGTAAAAAATGAAAATTAGAATAATGTCAGATTTACATCTTGAGTTTAGTCAAGGCGATATGGAAATCCCCGATCTACCTCAAGACAAAGATACGGTTCTTGTTCTTGCAGGAGATATTGGCCTTGCTAAACGTAAATCGTCCTATAGATATTTCATCGAAGAAATGTCTTATCGCTTCAAAGAAGTTATATTTGTGCTTGGAAATCATGAGCATTACGGGACAAACTTTCCAACTACACATAATCGCATATCAAACGAACTAATAGAATTTGATAATGTGAGTGTTTTAGAAAAGGGCGTCACGCGGCTAGAAGATGTTGCATTTATTGGTGCAACTTTGTGGTCTGATATGGATGGCCACAATGTAATGACTATGCATGATGCACAGTGCGGTATGAATGATTATAGCACTATAAGGACAGGCACCTTGGACGAACCTTGGAAGCGTAAGTTGACACCAATAGATACAATACAAGATCATATGTCTTCTAAAATCTATATTATGGAACTAATAAAGATTGAAAAAGAAAAAGGAAACAAGGTGGTGGTAGTAACACATATGGCGCCATCGTTTCAATCTGTATCTGATAACTACAAAAATAGTTCTTTGAATGGTGCCTATTGCACTGAGCTATTCGAACATGTAATAGATTTGGGAGAAGCACAACCAGAGCTCTGGGTTCATGGGCATTTACACAACACAAGCGACTATCAAATTGGAAATACTCGGGTGATATGTAATCCTCGAGGATATTATCCTACTGATTTAAATCCAGATTTTGATGCATCTTTTACGGTGGAACTATAAATGATTAATATATACTCTCTGACAGACATTGCAAATAATGAAATGAAAGACTTTGCAAAGTACACAATCGAGAATCGAGCAATTCCAAGTGCTGTGGATGGTTTAAAACCAGTGCAGCGCTTCTATCTCTATTCGTCGATTGTGAACTCATCCAAAGAGTTCAAAAAGGTCTCTGCTATATCGGGCATCATATCTGATTATGGTTATAATCACGGCGAAACTTCTGCTGCAGGCGCAGGGCAGTTGATGGCTGCCAATTGGAACAACAATATTTGTTTGATCGAAGGTAGAGGTTCGTTTGGTACTCGTCAGATACAGGCGGCAGGCGCAGCTCGCTATGTCTACACACGACTACACGCAAACTTCAACAAATACATCAAGGATATTGACTTGTCTCCAGAGCATGAAGACCCAGAGCATCTTCCTCCTCAATATTACCTTCCAGTTATACCACTGGTCTTGACCAATGGCATAAAGGGTATTGCGACAGGATTTGCGACCAATATACTACCGCGCAGCGAGAAAGACATAATAAAAGCATGTAAAGAATATATCTCCAAAGGAAAGATAACTAATCGTTTGCCTATTACATTTCCAGACTTTGAAGGTGCTACATCATACGACCCTATTTCTGACCGGTTCTTATCTTACGGGATATTCAAACGCCCATCTTCTACCAAACTTATTATCACTGAAATTCCATACGGCTATGATCGTGAGACATATATCAAAATACTTGATAAGATCGAAGATGATGGCAATATAGTTAGATATTCAGATCAGTGTTCTACACATGGTTTTCAGTTTGAAATTCACCTAAGCAACAAGGTTGCCAAAACTTTAGACACTGATGCAAAGATTCAGAAGATGTTTAAACTTGAAAAATCATATGCAGAGAATATTACTGTGATTGATGCAGAAGGGAATCTTAAAGAATATACTGACGAGCGGGATTTAATAAAGGATTTTATTGAATTCAAGATGGGTGTGCTTGATCTGCGTATCAAAACTAAGATTGAAAAATTGCAGGAACAAATGCGATGGTTGCTTATTAAACGCGCTTTTATAAATGCTGTGCTTGCCGACGAGGTTAAGTTTAAAGGTAGCACTAAAGCAAAGGTTGTCAAACAAATTCAATCATTCATGAAGGCATCCGACGACGACTGCGACAAATTGCTGCGTCTTAATATCATGACTTTAACCAAAGAGATGGTAGATGAATTGAAAACCCAGATAGAAAACATAAAAGCTGAAGGTGAATATTGGAAATCCACCACGACCAAAGATGAATTCCTTTGGGACTTAAATTTTAAATAGAATTTAAGTCTTATAAATATAATCATTTACATAAGACAAGGAGCACTTTATGTCGGATGATAATAATAATAATGATGTATTGCATAGACTTCGTCAGCTAGAAATTCAAGAGGAACGAGCATCTGACATAGCTAGTAAATTAGAAAGAGCAGTAGACAAACTATCTATACATCTAGCACACTTTAAAGAAGAAGATGTGCTAGATAGAATTAGAAAGCTTGAGTTAGAAATGGTAAGTCAAGTTTTAATTGGCTCTGCTATAAAATGGTTAGGGGTATCAATCGCGGGTACGGCAATTATTTTGTCGATATCTTATCTTTTCGGCATCAAAGGTGTATAATAATGATAGAATTAGTGATAATTGTAATTGTCGTTGTATTTCTAAAAGCTTCATACGCAATATTAAAATTAGGTGATATAACTATTATATCACACAACAAGACAAATGTACATAGAAAAATTATTAAATAAAGATTGACAAATAGAACCATCCGTGTTATAATGAACTTATATTATTAATAGATCAAAGGTGATTAGATTATGAAACAACTAACTTTAGGTATTGTCGGCAAAGGATTTGTCGGTGGTAGTGTGTCCCATGGATTTAATGTCAATGTCGATCAACTAATAGTTGACCCTAGACACACCACTCTCAGCTTAGAAGACTGTGCTCTTGCACAACCCCAAATCATATTTTTATGCCTTCCAACACCACAAAGAGAAGACGGCGAAGTGGATGCATCTATAACTTATGAGACATTATTCCAGCTCGAACAATTGGAATATCGAGGCATCGTTGTTATCAAGAGTACGATCACTCCAGACCATCTTCGACTGATGGTCTCAAACTACAATTTAAAAATTGTATACAATCCAGAATTTCTCACCGAAGCCAATGCCCATTGGGACTTCTGTAATCCACCAATGCAAGTACTAGGTGGATATTTCGAGCTCTGCGAAGTTGTCGAAAGAGCATATCTTAACCATAGTAGGGTAAAGGTCGTTCCTACATTTAAGGTAGATATTGCTTCCGCAAGTCTTCTGAAGTATACAATTAATAGTTGGTTGTCTACCAAGGTGACCTTCATGAATGAACTTCACGAACTTCATAAAAAGACTAACACTAAAACCACTTGGCCCCAGTTTACCGATATGCTGACACGAGACTCTAGA